AACCACACCTATATCCTGTGTTACTACAACACGAATCGTGTTCCACGACATGTGGAACCATGTGGTACCACACGGAACCATCTGCGCAGACGAGCCCATGTGCAACTCACGCACTAGCTGCGCTTACACTTAATTTTTTGATGACTGATAAGAATCTAATTTGTACCTCTTGCGATGAGGTCAATGGTCGTTGGGTGGACCAACAAAAGCACTCAAGGGTTGTGTCCGAACACACACGCCAGGATGAAAAGCCTGGCATTAACCTTAATCTAACCCTTAACTTATGGAGGACCTAAATATGGGAATGGATGTATATGGATTGAATCCACAACTGAAAAGCAAAAAGCCTGAAATTGATTTCAGCAACGCGACGGAAGAACAACGCACCGAGTATTTCGAGGCGATGGATACGTTTGAACAACAGAATCCAGGTTTCTACTTTCGCAACAATGTGTGGTGGTGGCGACCACTATGGAACTATGTCTGCACTGTCTGTGCCCCAGTTATGACTGAGGAGCAGAAAGAGCGAGGCGAGTACAACGATGGCTATGAGTATGACGCTGAGTTGACTGCCAAGATGGTTGAACTCTTGGACGAAAGCATAGCGAACAATCAACATCACTTGTACGAGCGAGAACATCTTGCAGAGCAAGAGAAAGGTAGGCAAGAAGAGGAGAAGACTGGCGAGAAGGCATGGATATGTAGTTATCCATTTGATCCTGAGAATGTCGAGAACTTCACGAACTTCTTGAGATACTCTGGAGGTTTCCAAATATGTTGAAGGAATACTTCCGATCTGTCTTGACGGGCACAGGCATATTGTTTGTGCTCTTTGGGTTGGCAACGAGTATTCATTATTCGTTGCTATTGTTCGGTGTCGGGGTCGGCATCGGATCTATATTGTATTTATTATGGAGGACTTTATGAATACATCTACTGTGGTGAGTGCCTTGACAACGGCGCTCTGGATACTAATCGAGCTAATCCAATTTGGATATATGGCTTATCTAGCATGGAGGAATAAGGATGTTACTAGTAGGAATACTTTCCGCACTGGGCCTGCTAATTCTTGCGCTTAAAGCAGGTGGCAAGAAAGCAATTGGCCACGACATCTTTGTCGACGTGCTAATCACAGTCACACTGATGGTGTGCTTCTACGGCACATTCAGCGGTATGGCTGCAGCAATGGTTGGTGGTCTTGTTGCATCTCTAGTTCTCTTCGTCATGAAGAAGACTATGGTGCATGAGAAATTGACTATTGAACGAGGTGAAAAAGTGCTTGTGGACCACAAGCCCCTCAAAATCAAAATGCCTACTGTTGCTGTGAAATGGCAACGTGTAGAGCCTAAGTGGAGAAACTGATGAAAGAGTATGATAAAGACCCTGAGGGTATTATTTGTTCATCGTGCGAAGATGAGATCAACATGAGACACGAGTTTCATGCAGCTTTGCACTCATTGGTTACTCTATCGCATAAAGCCTTTGACAGTCCAGCAGAAGCAATCACTGTGGGTTTATCCTATTTCATGGAGATGAACTTCGCGTGTGCGCCCAACCATGAGACTGCAAAGGAACTAGCGTTGGATATTATGAAATTTTACGAGGAGAAAGAAAATGCAAACCATTAATCCACTAACCTTGATGAAAGAATTGAAAGACTGTGTTCTATCTGGAACACCAGCGATGATCTGGGGTGGCCCAGGCATCGGTAAGTCCGACATTCCGAACCAAGTAGCCGCCGAACTGAAAATGAATATCATAGATTTTCGTGCGAACTTATTCGACCCTGTCGATGTGAGAGGTATACCTTACTTGCACCAGCAAGATGCAGGTTCTACCAAATACACGGCTTGGGCCGTTCCTGATGTGTTTCCAATCGCAGAACGTGATGGTGACCGTGGTATCTTGTTCATTGACGAGCTACCTACTGCCCCACCTGCGACGCAGAACGCATTCCTGCAATTATTGCTAAATAGACAAATCGGTGATTATGAGTTGCCGAGAGGTTGGGCAATAATTTGTGCTGGTAACAGGCTGACTGACTCAGCGGCTGTCTATCAGATGCCAAGTCCTGTCAGAAACAGGCTAGCACACTACGAGTTGGACCCTGTCTTGGATGACTGGGTACAATGGGCACACCAGAACAACATCCATTCCAATGTGATTGCATTTATGCAACACAGGCCGAATCTGTTGTCAGCGTTTAATCCTGATGAGTATGCGTTTCCAACACCGCGTGCTTGGTCCTTGGTCAGTAGGAAACTGCAAAGGGCAACAATCGACCAGGATAGGCTGTTCTATGGTGTGTCCTCACTTGTGGGTGACGGACCGGCCGGTGAATTTGTTGCATATCAAGAGATTTGCAATGACTTACCTGATATTGACGCGATCATCGCAGATCCATCGAAATACAAGCGCAACGACAACCCAGCGTTGTTGTATGCTCTTGCGAATGGTATTGCAGCACGTGCAAACGAAGACAAGATGGACAACATTATGAAACTGTCAGAGAAACTGACGGTTGAGTATCAAGTTGTTCTAGTCAAAGGTTGTCTTGCTAGAGATCGAAACTTACGTAGTCATCCAGCTATTCGAAACTGGATAACTAAAAATGCTAACGTTGTATTGTAGGAGGAACTATGAAGACTGTTAGATTATCTGAAGATTTGAAAAGAACTATTCGACGCAACGCCGAAGAAAAGTTTGACAAAGCCAATCCTAAGAAAGAATATCCTAAGGATGGTGAGGCAGTATTCACGCGCTTGGGCTTCCAAGACAAGATTAATGCCACTTTCAAACACTTCAAAGACACTTGGGGCTATGATTGCCCGTCTAAGGATGTTACAACGCTTGTCATCCAATCTGTCTACACGGTAGAGGAAGATGATGGAGAAGGCAACATGCAAGAACGTGAAATTGACAGGCAATTTGAGATGGACTTACCTAGCACCAGTGCACCAGCTATGATGGTGGATTGGCATACTATGAAGGTTCATGTCAAACCTGACGACCCAACATTTGTTGCATGTATGGATACTTATACCTTTAATGACAATAGAGGGACAAGGAAAAGAGCAGAGGATCGTAAACTGCGTGAGGTGTTGGAAGAATTTACGACACTTAACCAGTTGATGAAGGCCGCGTCCTGGCTACAACCGCTAATCCCAGCAGACAGGTTGCAAAAGATGCACGAGAAAGACGATCGTTCGGCCCGTGTAGCACAGCAAACTGAACTGGCTGAGGGCGAACTGTCTAGTCTGAGAGAGACTATTCTTGAAGACTCACTACTGGGGGATATGGACAGTGAGTAATCCAGCGTTTGTTAAAGCCAGGTCAAGGCTGATCCTGGACAATCCATTCTTTGGCACACTATGTCTAAGGCTGAAACCAGTGGAGCGTGATGACATGCCCACTGGTGCAGTCGACGGCGTTCATCTGTTCTACAACCCCAAGTGGTTTGAGAAACTAACTGACATGGAGAAAGTGGGCTTTCTAGCACACGAGGTCATGCATGTTGTGTTTCTACATATCACGCGTAGAGCAGAACGTGAGCCAACAAGATGGAATGTTGCATGTGACTATGCAATCAACAACTACTTGATTGCAGAGGGTTTTATACTACCTAGGGGCGGCTTAGTGGACGAGCAGTACAATGATATGACTGCTGAGGCTATCTACGCGGACTTACCTGAACAAGGTACGGACGCGCTAGACCCTGGTAAGTGTGGTGGTGTTATGGACCACCCAGGCGGCGATGGCACTGCTGGCAAGGCAAGTGCCATTGAGGCCGAACTTACTGTTGCTGTCCATCAGGCAGCCGAGGCGGCCAAGGCCCAAGGTAAACTCTCTGGTAGATTACAATCGCTTATTGACGACATTACTGACGCAAAAGTTGATTGGAAGGCTGTGTTGGGACGCTTCTTGCGTGCCAACAACAAGTCTGACTTTACATGGGTCAGACCTAACAGGCGTTTTATCAGTAGAGGTATGTATCTACCTTCGTTACATAATCCATGTCTAGAAGAGATTGCAATTGCAGTCGACACCTCAGGTTCTGTGGGTGAAGATGAACTGTTGCAATTTACTTCTGAGACATCACACATCTTGCATGAGTTGGCACCTGAGCGTGTTCAATTCATACAATGTGACGCTGAAGTGCAAGAGACAACCGAATACACACGGGAGTCTCTACCACTGAAGGTCACGTACAAGGGGAGAGGCGGTACAGCGTTTGAACC